AGAAGAGTATGCCCTTTTTGCCCATCAACCTCAAAAGATTGCCAACAGAATTTACGCCAATCGAGGAGGAAACAGGAATGAAGCAAGTGGGGACGGGTACTTGTACCGAGGAAGAGGGACAATTCAGCTTACCTTTCACGATAACTACTGGCACTGTGGACAAGCTCTTGGTCAGGATTTTGTGAAGAACCCAGACTTGGTTAAAACACCTATGTATGCCGCTATGAGTGGTGGATGGTTTTGGGCTACGCATGGATGCAACCAACTGGCTGAGGCTGAAGACTGGCTGAATCTAACTAAGCGCATCAACGGCGGAACATTTGGACTCGATGAAAGAATCGCTCTAACCAAACATTCCCTTGAAGTATTAGGCGGGTAGTGGGACAATAGACTAACTATAAAGGGCGCACATGGCAACGACAATTCCATCATGGGTAATGACGTACAACAGTTTGACGTCTATGGTGCTCTCTTATTTGGAACGTAGTGATCCAGCCACGATTGCCGCCATTCCTACTTTTATTACTCTTGCAGAATTTGAAATAGCTCAGGAAATCAAAACCTTGGGACAATTACAGGTGGTAACGGCGACTATGGCCGCAGGTACACCGACTATCCAAAAGCCTGCCCGCTGGAGGAAAACAGTTTCAATGACCCTGACTAACCCAACAACTAGCCAGACTCAGCCGGTGTTGTTGCGTAAATTAGAGTACTTACAGAATTACTGGCCTAATGCTTCGCAGACGGCTACACCGGTTTATTACGCTGACAGCGATTATGAGCACTGGTACATAGCTCCTACGCCAGACCAGGCTTATAACTTTGAAGTACTGTTCTATGAGCGTATAGCTCCTTTGAGCTCAACAAACCAAACAAACTGGCTGACACAGTACGCGCCTAATGCGATGCTGTACGGTACGCTCTTGCAGGCTATGCTGTTCTTAAAGAATGACAACCGTGCAGTGTTCCAGCAAAAGTACACTGAAGCCATTACCGCCTTGAAGACCGAGGATGTTTCTCGTGTCGGGGATCGTCAAGCTATAGCTGTGGACTCTTAATCATGACAACATACATTAATCCCTACACGGGTCAAACCGTTAATCAATCGCCGATTGGTTACGAATCACTGACCCTTAGTTCTACAACCCAACTACAGTGGCCAATCAACGGTAATACATCTAGCGTTGTTGCTGGAATTATTGAGGTTACTGCAACTCTAGGCGGTGGATCATTTACAGGATCTATCAGCGGTACAACTTTGACAATCAGCGCTGTAGCCTCTGGTGCAATTGCAGTTGGTTCTGTAATCACAGGAACTGGTATTACATCTGGAACAACGGTAACGGCTTTTGGAACTGGTAGCGGTGGTACTGGTAACTATACGGTCAACATTTCACAGACCGTAAGCTCAACCACGATTACAACTTCAGCCCTGCAATTACAGATGCCACCTGCAACCCAGGTATCTACTGGCCAAGCTGTATTGGTTAGAAACGTTGGTTCAATCGCGTTTGTGGTGACTGATAACAGCGGTAACACAATATCTAGCATCGCCTCTGGGGTTGCTGATTTTATTTATTTGACAGATAACACAACGGTTAACGGTACTTGGTCAGTCGTTGTCTTTGGTACTGGGGTGTCTCAGGCTAACGCTTCTACACTGGCTGGATACGGCCTGCTCGCCATTGGTAGTACTCTAAACGAGTCCTATCCTCTCACAACGGTCAGTAGCGCTTATACGTTCCTACCGTCAGATCGTGCGTCCTTTTACGTATGGAACGGCGGAGCTGGTACCCTTACACTGCCTACATCATCCGTAGTTGGTAATGACTGGTTTGTGATTGTTCGTAACAGCGGAACAGGTATCTTAACAATAGCTCCAAACGGATCTAGCTCAGATACGATCGACGGCAACTCACAGCAACAACTCCAGCTTACAGAATCTATTGTTTTAGTTTCTAACGGCTCTAACGGATACAGCACGTTTGCTTATGGTCGTTCAAATACCTTTGTATATACAAACTTGTTTGTTAATACGACAGGCGGTACAACGACTTTAACAACGTCACAAGCGGCAAACGCAATTCAAACCTATGTCGGCACACTGACATCTAACGCAACGATTGTTCTGCCTTCTACGGTTAACCTTTATGCGCTTAAGAACAGTACGACTGGATCTTATTCTTTGACCTTTAAAACCGCGGTATCAGGCGGTGCGACACTGTCTTTAGGTCAAGGACAAACGATTATTGTGATCTGCGACGGTACAAACGTGTACAACTCACAGACCTCTACTTCGTCCACGATTACAGCCTTGACGCTAGGTAACGGATCTGCTGGAGCTCCTTCAGTGAGCTTCTCAAGTGACGGTACAACTGGTGTTTACTTAGTGGCCAGTGGACAACTTGGATTTGCAGTTTCGGGATCTAACGGTATGACGCTGACAACAACAGGACTCTTAGTTCCAGTAGGAATTGCCGGAGGGGCGTTCTAATGACAGCCAAGGTTGTTGCCCTACAGATCAAGCCTGGTATCCAAAGGGACGGTACTCAGTTTGCTTCGCCTACTTATGTAGATGGGCAGTGGGTACGCTTTCAAAACGGACTACCCAAAAAGATTGGTGGCTACAACGGCATCTTCTTAAATGCTACGGGCATATCTCGTGGCATGTACATGAGCTCACTCAACGGCCTAAACTACATTGTCTCTGGCTATAACAACGGCTTAGAGCAGTGGGTAACTGATAACGTATCTGGTATTGGTTCAGGACCTACACAACTCTATCCAGTTGGTAGTATCACAACTCAATCCATCAAGTACGCTGGTATAGGCTACGTCAATGGTACGTACACTGGGGTTACGCCGGTCACATCTAGTGGCAACGGAAGCGGAGCAACTTATACGGTAGTTGTTTCTGGTAATGCTATAACGACTTTGACCAATACTGCAACCGGTATTAACTACGGTTACGGTGATACGTTTAGTTTTGCAAATTCAGATATAGGCGGTAATGCTTTATCTACTGTAGCGGTTACAGGAACTGCTGGACAATTTTCTTGTGCAAGCACAATCACTTTAGTCGCAGGTCAATCCATCAGTGTGACAGGTACTTTGACAGGTACAGCAACCGGCATACAGCCTGGTACGTATTACGTTATTACAGGCGGTACAACAACGTTCACATTGTCAGCAACCGCAGGCGGTACGGCTTTAGTAACAACCGCTGGAACAACAACAGGTCTAACGTTTAACCCAGTGACACCGTTCCAAGGTCAGTTCACATCTGTAACTTATTACGGTAATAACGTTGCTCCCTCACTGTCTTATTTTCAACCAAATGCTAACAATCTTTGGCAGTTTGAGATTGGATATGACTCAACCGGTGGCAATCAGAATAAGTTAGTTGCTCATCCAGGGCAGAATCTGTCCGCAATTGATAGCACGGTCAATACTCGTCCTTTGTTTGGTAACTTTACCAGTACAGCATTAAACCCAGTTGGCGTGTTTACAGCAACTGGTACAACAACAAATGGATCTCCTAACGTTACATTCACAACGACCAATTATGCTATGGGACCAGGTGTCTCTATATCAGGAACTGGCGTACCGTCCAACACAACCATAGTCTCATCTAACCTGGTTAGTAATAACTTTACTCTGGCAAACGTTGCGGTGACGGGTACGGCTGGACAGTTTTCATGTAGCTCAACGACTCTTATTTCAGGCCAGCAAGTCATTGTGACTGGCGTACTGACGGGTACAGCTACAGGTATATCAGCAGGCACTTACTACATCATTGCGACTAACGGATCGACAACATTCACATTGTCCACAACATCCGGTGGATCAGCGATTACGACTACAGCAGGCACAACGGCTGGACTGACTTTTGTTGCTCAAGTAGCTAGCGTATGGACAGTTGTTATGAGCGCTAATGCTACGGCCTCTGGTACGGTTACGCTGACATTTGATAACAACATTTCCGTATCTGGCGGAGTTGTTATGCTTCACCCGTATCTATTTGTTTACGGTAACAACGGCCTTATTCAGAACTGTGCGGCGTCCGACTTTAACAACTGGACAAGCGCAGACTCAAACGCCAACAACGTGTCTACAGGTAAGATCGTTAAGGGTCTACCTCTCAGGGGCGGTACAACATCGCCTGCTGGACTGTTCTGGTCTTTAGACTCAGTTATCCGCGTCAGCTACACACCGTCAACGGTAGGTGGTGTTAATTACTACTGGAAGTATGACTTGATTACGAGTCAGAGTTCAATCTTGTCTTCGTCCTCAGTAATTGAGTATGACGGATTGTTTTACTGGATAGGTGTTGATCGATTCCTCATGTATAACGGTGTTGTACAAGAGATACCCAACAGTCAGAATCAAAACTGGTTCTTTGACAACCTTAACTACCAACAGCGTCAAAAGGTCTGGTGTACAAAAGTGACTCGTTGGGGTGAGATCTGGTGGTTCTATCCACGCGGTAACGCGACAGAGTGTACAGATGCAATCATTTACAACGTGCGTGAGAAGACTTGGTACGACGCAGGCCAAGCAGTTGGAGCCCAGCGCTCAGCAGGCACATACACTGAGGTTTTCCATTATCCAGTAATGGGTGGATACGCGCCAAACAGCGCAGGCAAATACACGCTTTGGCAACACGAGACTGGTACAGACCAAGTCTACACGAACCAGGTTGACGCGATTAATTCATATATTGAGACACCGTCTTTAGGAACATATGCAGGTCTGGTAGGTTCTACTCAACAGCCTGGAGATAACGTTTGGACTCGTTGTGAGAGGGTTGAGCCTGACTTTGTTCAATCTGGAACTATGACGGTCACGGTACTTGGTAAGGGCTACGCGGACGATACAGACATAACCTCTGCGCCTTATCCTTTTGACCCAACGACTCTCAAAGTAGATATGCGTGAACAGCGTCGTGAATTGCGTTTGCGGTTTACGTCTAACGTTGTCGGCGGTAATTATTTCATGGGTAAAGTATTGTGTAGCCTGGATGTTGGTGATACTCGTAGTACTGCGAACCCTTCATAATGGCCGTAACTTACGACCCTCGCAATTTAACATGGGACTACTACTGTCGTCTCATGGAAGAACAGTTTGCTCCCAATCAACTTGGAAACGTTCCAGAAGAAAAATGGAGAGACTGGGTAGACGGGATGAACGGCATCGGGTATTTTGTTCAATCTGCTATTCCTGACCACAGAGGTTTTACCACTTGGCAGGAATGGGCGGCACAGTTAGTCGGAATAATGAGTTTGGATCCACAATGACACCTTCAGAAATTATCACAGCAGATGCTCTGCAACATCATGTTGATCCCCAACATGTCTTAGCCTATGTATCAGAGCAGGTTGCTTCGGCAAAGGGCAACGTGATGCAACACGGTAATAGTCTTTTGTTGTTGATTCATATGGGACAAGGCGCGGCTGAGTGTCATCTGTACACCCAAGACAATCCGATAGCACTGCGTAAAGCGTTAGTGGCTTTTCTCGACACGATTAAGAAAACACCTGTAAGACGTTTGTATGGAAAAGCAGACAACCCAGGTATATTGCAAATGTTGCATATGATTGGATTGAATGTAGAGCATTCTGACCAGCCCCAGTTCAACTGGATGGTTAACATATAAGGTGAAATAAATGGGAGCAGTATCCTCAGTTGCAAACGACATAACTGGCGCAGTTAAAGATGCCGGTAATTTCCTGAACAATACGGTAAAAGGTATTGAAAGAAATCCTTGGACCGCTATAGCAGACGCAACAGCGATTGCGCTTGGACAGCCTGAGTTGTTGCCGCTTATTAATCCTGCAATAGCGATTGCGCAAGGCCAAGATCCTACAAAGATTGCTGAGAGCGCGGCGATAGGTGCGGCACTTGGTCCACTGAGCTCTGGCATATCAGATGTGGCTGGAACTAATTTGGCTGGAAACTTTGCCTCTGGTGCAATTAAATCAGGTCTGAGCGGTCAAAACATGCTTGCAGGCGGTATCAACAGCGACCTCAATACTTTGAGCGGTGATGCTAATTCTGCGATTAAAGACTATACCGGCGTATCAGGACTGCCTACAGTAAACTTTGCTAAGCTGGCAAGCCCTGTTGTTGGTGAGCTAACGGGTTCTGGTGGGTCAAGCATGGGTAGATCTAATGCACCTTTGGCCAAGCCTGCAACAAACTCTTTGTCAGCCCAAACTGATTTGCCTGACCTTACTTTGGGTAATTTGGGCATGTCTAAATTGGGTTTAAGTTCTTTAGATCCAAATGCACAGACCGAACTAAAGTCTAAGAATACGGCCGGTGAAAACGGTGTTGAGCAAGTAGCGGTTGCCCAGGGCGGTTCAATTGACATGAGTAAGATGGTGCCTGAGTTGATGGAAGTTTTACAAAGACACATCAAGCCCAAGCACTTTGATCAAGGCGGTTCTAGTGTCTGGGACAATCCAGATGTAAAGGCTATTGATTGGAAGACCATGCAACAGAGCTTTACGCCTACGTTTGCAAAGACTTACGATCCAACTCTAATGACGTCTAAAGGATCTAACACGGCAGGCGTTAAGATAAATCCTCTCACATCTTTGGCTCAAGGTCCTTTGAGCGGATTAATTCACAAGGCTAAGGGTGGACTATCCAAGTACCACGAAGCGGCTCCAGAGGGGCATCATCCTGAGTTTATAACCGGTGTGACTGGATACTACGCAGGCGGTAGGGGTACAGGCCAATCAGACGACATTCCAGCGATGCTCCACAACGGAGACTATGTAATTGATGCTGAAGCTGTATCAGCGCTTGGAGACGGTTCTAGCAAGGCTGGTAACGATGCCTTAATGAAGTTTATGCACCAAGTTCCCCATGACAAGAAGATTGAAGGGGAGCCCGTACCGGCAAAGATAGCGGACGGTGAAGTTGTCCTTCCATCGTCCTTTGTAACTGCGTTAGGGCATGGCGACAACAAGTTTGGCGCAAAGATGCTCGACGCGATGAGAGAAGAGCTCAGAGAGCACAAAAGATCAGCACCAACGTCTAAAATACCACCAAAGGCAAAATCTCCTCTTGATTACCTCAAGATGGCAAAGGGTTAAACATGGCAAATCTGCTTCAATCGACACAACAAACGGCGACCACAGCGCCACAGTACTACACAGATTATTTAAGTAATCTTGCTGGAGCTGGCACAGCCGCGCAAAAGAATGCGCAGTTCGTTGGCCCAACCGATCTACAAAACCAGGCATTTCAAAACGTTGGATCAGCAACGTCAGCTTATCAGCCAACACTTAACCAGGCCGGTACTGCATTAAACCAAGCGGTATCAGGACCCTCCCCATTACAGGCGGGATCTAGCTACCTACAGTCGGCTACACAAGATCCATCACAGTTAGCGGCTCAGTACATGAGCCCCTATATCAATACGGTTGTAAACCAGATAGGGGATGCTAACTCACGTAACATTCAGCAAAACTTAGCGCCGGCGGCTATTGCTGGAGGAGTTTCAACTGGTCAGGCTGGATCACAAAGGGCTAATCAAGTCCTTGGACAAACGATTAACAATGCTAATCAAAATGCTTTAAATCAACAGTATCAAGCTCTGAATACTGGTTACAACACGGCTTTACAGACCGCTGAACAGCAGAATCAACTAGAGGGTACTTTAGGTAGTACAGCAGGTAACGAGGCGTCTTTGGGTCAGCAGAATCTGATTCAGGGAGGCACTCAGCTAGGTAATTTGGCTCAGACCAATCAAAACTTAGGACTGGGAAATATTAATGCGTTGTCTACACTAGGCGGTCAACAACAGACAATTGAGCAGAATAGACAAAACTATCCGCTCACAACTTTGTCTACCCTGGCAGGTCTTATGTCTGGCCAACAGGTTCCTACAACAACAAGCACAACACTCAATGCTTCACCTTTGTCTACACTTGCGGCACTTGGTGCTGGTGGTGCTGGACTTGCTCAGCTTGGAAGTGGATTGGGATCAATACTTGGAAGTAGTGGATCAAGTTTAAGCAACATGCTTGGATTTAATACTACGGCACCAACACAAAATGGAATAGATACTACAGTTCCAGCAGGAGGTGATCAAATTTTAACAGATAAATTTGGTAACCCATTGAATAGTACACCTGTAAATAATCCTTCTCCAACATCTGATAACACTAATAACTCGTCTGATAACTCAAATAATTAAGTGGGTAAAACATGCCTGATAAATCACCTTTAACTTTACCTACGTTGCCAAACGTAGAGAACATTGATTCATCAAAAATCAATTTAGCAGGTTACTACGATAAAGAACATCCAGAAATTGCCAATCAAATTGATCAATTTATGGATGAAAGAAATAAATATATCAACTCTTTAGAAGAGAGATATAAAAATCCTAATTGGTTCAAGATTGCGGCTGGGTTTGCTAAACCACAGTTGGGTGGATT